CGACGCTCTTCCGATCTGCCCTCCTCTGCAACTATGTAACCCTGTAACTGGCACCTGAAAATAAGGGGTCTGGGGTGGGAAAACGCGGTGACCTTCTCATGATTGAGCAAGCTGTGAAAAAGGGATGGGCAATCCCCGACGCCGTTTTTTCTCAGCTGCCGGAACAGATGGCCAAAATTGCAAAAGCCGGAAAGCCGCGGGAAGCTGTCCGAGCTGCAGCAATTTTGCTTCAGATGAACAACCAAAACGCTCAGCCGTCTGTGCGACAGCCGGCGGCTCACGCTCACTTGCACGCTCACCTACCCGTCCCGCAGAGTCAGACCAATGGGGACGCTTCCGCCGCACAGCCTGACGCTCCACGAATTGAGCTCATTGAGCGAATCCGAGCTCGCATTGCTCAGCAGTTCGGACCAGCTGAGGGTGCTGCAAATGGTGGAACAGTTGCAGGCGGAGGAGCGGGAGCGGATCCGGTCGGAGTCCAGGCTGGCAAATCGCGAGAAGGTGGCGAGACACCGCGCAGCCCTGCGGGAGATCGGCGAGATTCCGGCCGTCGTGGATCCCGAAAAACGCGCTGAGTGTGACCGATCGCTGGCCGTCTTTTTGCAGACCTGTTTCCCTGACATTTTCCATCTCGCATTCTCAGCCGCTCACATCGCATTGATTGAAGCCGTTGAGCGTGCCGTATCGATCGACGGCAACGAAGCATTCGCCTGTGAGCGTGGCTTTGGCAAGACTCAAATCAGCATCGGCGGAGCCCTCTGGGGATGCCTCACTGGCCGTGTTCGTTACGCGATGATCATCGCCGCCAACATCGATATGGCCACCAGCCAGCGCGAAGGCATCAAGCGCCGCCTTGAGACATCGCAACCGCTGTATGATCTGTACCCCGAGATCTGTTACCCCATGCGAACGCTGGCTGGATCGCTCAAAATGTCCGCCACCTACCGTGGGCAATTGGTGCGGATCCGGTCCCGGCCCGATCTGGTGCTGCCCTGCATCGCCGGGGCCCCAGGGTCTGAGGCTGTCATCGCCTGCACCGGTATCGACTCCAGCTCGATTCGCGGGCGATTTTATGACAGGGCCGACGGCACCACGGCCCGCCCTGATCTTGTCATGCTGGACGACCCGCAGGACGACAGCACCGCACGGCAACCGGAGCTGGTGAAAAAGCGGTCGATCAAAATCCGCCAGGCCGTGACTGGGATGCGGGGCCCCGGCCGAAAACTTGCTATGCTCATGCCGTGCACGGTGATTGCCAAAAACGACCTCGCAGACGAATTCACTGACCGGCAGCGACGCCCCGAGTGGTCCGGCCGCCGGATCGCTGCCATGCCTTCGATGCCCGTGGACCTCGAAGCGGAGAACCCGCTGTGGCATCAATACGATGAGCTTCGCCGCGAAGACTTGGCGACGGGCGACAAGACGCGACGCAGGGCCACGGATTTCTATCTGGCCAACCAAGCGGCAATGTCTGAGGGTGCAGAAATCACGTGGCCGGAGCGTATTGAGTTGGGCTGTGTCGATGCCCTCCAGGCTCTGATGGACAAGTTTCTGTCGGACCGTCAGGCATTCCTCGCAGAGCAGCAGCAGAACCCGCAGGGAGACGAGGACGTTTCCGCGTATCTCGATTTGAACGGCATCATCAGCCGCTTCAACGGACTTCGCCGTGGGCAACTGCCGCCGTCTGGCACAATGCTCACAACTGCAATCGACGTGCAGGAACACATCTTGTACTGGCTGCAAATCCTGTGGGCTCCGGACCTCACTGGATGGATGGTGGACTGGGGCACATTCCCGAAACAACCGATCGCTGATTTCCACCACATGCAGCCGCCGCGGACAATCCACGACTGGGCACGCAAGACGTTTCCGCGGCAGGGCATGAGCTGGGAGGAGGAGCACCGCGCCGCAATTGAGCAGTGCCTGAGAGACCTGCCGCAACCGGAAGGGCCGACCATTGGCCCCACGCTCATCGATAATCGCTGGCACAAGGCTCAGCAGGTGGTTGAGTCTGTCGCAACCTCAGAGGAATTCTCGGGCGCCGTGGTCCCTGCGGGTGGCATTTTCGTGGGCGGCAATGACACGGCGATTTCGGCCCGCCGCATGAAAGACGGATCAAAGAGACCCGGCAAGGATGTTGAGTGGTACATCAAGCGGGAATCGACGACGCGAAAAATCCTGCTTTTTGACGCGAACATCTACCGCTCACAGATCCAGAAGGGACTCGCCGAAGAGCCCACAAAGCCGGGCTCGATCACTTACAACTCGCCATTCGCGGATCCAATTTTAGCCGCTCACCTTGCATCGAAAAACGTGAAGCTGACAGTGGATACGAAGCGTGAGCTCGAAGTCTGGCAAAACAAGCCGGGGCAGGATCAGGACCACTGGCTGGACTGCGCGGTTATGTGTCGCGTCGCCGCGGAGCTTGCTGGCCTCAGGATCAACGGGGCCCCGATCACGAAGCCGCAGCGCACCCGACACAAGGAATTCACACTGGCGGGCGTAAAGAAAGGCGGCAAGCGATGACCGCTCAACAACACAACCTCAACCTGCCAGACGGCTGCTGCATGTGTGGCTGCCCACAATTCACGATCATTCGTCAGTACAAGACCCGCGGATTTATCAACGCTATCTGGAAATGTACGGTCTGTTTCGCTACGAATAGAACGCAGACGCCGAACGACTATTTGCAGAAAAAGCTGGCCGCTGAGGAGGGCCAAAAGAATGACTCCAGAGGAAGCAGCAGCCGCCCCAAAAAGAAGCGTAATTGGTGGTGAGACAATTGAAGAGCACAGCCTGCAGGACCGCATCGCCTTCGAGCGATGGAAGGCCCAACAGGCTGCCGCCGAAGCCACACCCCCAGGCCGCTCAATGCTCAAACGCACCCGCCTCACACACCCGAGACCATGACCATGAACAATGCAGAAAACACGCCACGGATCACTCAGCAGCAGGCCCGACGCAGTCGCAAACGGAGGCTGGCGATTCAGCAAATCGACCCGCAGCGAGTCAACCTCAACGCGGCTTTTGACTACGCTGAATCCAGCCCCGAGCTGAACGAGCTGTTCGGCCGCGCATTGCACGAATCCGGCCTTACATCATTTGACCGGCAAACCCGCCGAACGCTGGTGGACCGCTCGCGATACGAAATTCTCCAGGCGAACGAGTGGTTCAACGGCGCCGCACGTCAGGCCGTCAACTGGGTTATCGGACGCGGCCCGTTCCTCGAAGTGAAACTGGAAGGCAACAGCCCGGCCGCTCGACAAGTGGAACGCCTGTTCAACGCGTGGTTCAAGTCAATCAACGGCGCCCGAAAAATGCGAGTCATGGCATGGGCCAAAATCACCGACGGTACCGGCTTTGCCATGATCACAAATCGGGCAGTGCCGGAATCCACCACGCCGCAGATTTCGCTGAATTTCGTGCCGTTTGAGGAGGAGCAAATCACTGCCCCTGTCGGCTCAATCACCGGCGAAAAGTGGAACACTCGATACCTGCTCGACGGGATCGAGTTGGACTCGCAGGGCGACCCAGTCCTCTACCACATTCTGCCCGCACATCCGGCCGACGAATTCTCGATGACCACGACGCCGATTTCGGCAGAGTATGTGATTTCGGTCTGGCAGTGGGTCAGACCGTCGCAGAAACGCGGATATCCGGAACTGGCCACATCGATCGGCAAAGGCCCGATGATGCGGGTCTATGACCGCGCTGTCATTGACTCCGCCGCCACCGCTGCGAAACACACCGTCCTCATCGAAACCGCTGTGGACCGCTTTGAGGATGGGGAGGTCGCTTACGATCCAGTGGACCCAGATGTTCAGATGCAAATCGGCTACGGGATGCAGACATTCTTGCCGGCCGGTCACAAAGCGACGCAGTTGAAGCCGGAGCAGCCCACCGCCTCGCATGACAAATTCACTCGCACAAACGTTGCAGCTGCAGCCCGACCGCTGGGGCAGCCTGCACAAATCGCAACCGGGGACGCAAGCGGAATGAACTTCGCCGGTGGGCAACTGGGCCGCCAAGATTACGAGCTTGACGTCGACGTTCAGCGGCAGGATTGGGAACTGCACTGCCTGGACAAACTCCTGAAGCACTTCCTGGAAGAAGCTGTTTTGCTGGGACTCATTCCCGCTGCTGTGGCCGCTCAGGCTCTTGACTCGCATGAATGGAGATGGACGCGCAGGCGGCACCAAGACACCAACCGCGAATACGCCGGAAGGCAGAAGGCTTGCCAGTCTGGGCTCACGTCACCTGCGTTCTGGCAAGAAGACGACGGGGTGGACCCGGAGGAAGAAGACCTCGCCGCCGCCCGGTCCTACGGAATCACGGTTGAGCAATTTCGGGAGGCTCGATTTCGCACTTTGTTTCCCGAAGCATCAATGGCAATTCTCGGACCGGGCCGTGGCACGTCACCGACTCCCGGCCGTCCTCCAGGAGATCCGCAAAATGACTAAGCCGATCACACTCAATGCTGCAAGTCCGATTACCTTTCCCCTGTTCGGGGGCCGCGCGGTTCTCGAAGCTGCCACGGGAAAGGACAAGGTCCGCAAATTCAAACTGCTCGCCTACACCGGTGGCAAGGCTTATTTGCCAACCATGTCTCAGCCTGTCGTGTTCGACCTGTCAACGCTTCGCATCGTCGATGGAATGCCGGTCCCGGCGCTGCTCGATCACGACAATACGAAGCCTGTGGGTCACACTGAAGGGATTCAGATTGGACCTGACACCATTACCGGCTATGCAATCACGAGCGCGGAAACACCATCGCGCGATCAGGTGATTATGTCAGCCGCGAACGGATTTGAGTGGCAGTTATCCGTTGGCGTTGTCGCCGATCGGAACGACATCCAATCAATCCCGGAAGGCACCACATTACAAATCAATGGACAAACGTTGACAGGTCCATTCTTCCTCGCTAGGAATGGCGAGCTAAGGGAGATCACTTTTACTGCCACTGGCGCGGATGCCGGTGGCGCCGTCGCCCGCCTCGCCGCAAGTTTCGGCCAAGGAGCACAAATGACTTTCACTCAGTATCTGAAGAGTCTCGGCCTCACTCTGGCGAGTCTCACCGATGCGGCAATCGCTGCTCTGAAGCAGCAGTGGCTGGCCGCACATCCCGGCGCGGAAGACGACTCCGCCGCCGCACAGCAGACCACGAATCAGGATGCTGCTGCCAACACTCAGGCAGCAACTGGTACTCAGGCTGCAACCACCGCAGACACTCAGCAGCCCGCTCAGCAGCCCGCTCAGAGTCAGGCTCAGGCAACTGCACAGCAGCCCGTCGCGCCTGCTCTCACTGACATCGAGCGTCAGGCGGCGGAAGCTGCTCAGCGAGTCCAGGCACTCACCAACTTGAACGCCTCACTGGGCAATCCGGAAGTGACCATTGGTGGGCAGCGAGTCAGCCTGCTGGCGCACGCAATCGCAAACCGCTGGACCGTTGAACGGATGGAGCTGGAAGGCCTCCGCCAGCGACGCCCTGAAGCCCCGCGAACCACCGGCGGTGGTGCCAACGGTCAGCCGCAGGGCAGCCGCGAAGTCATGCAGGCAGCACTTGCAGCCGCATTCGCTTACCGCCTCGGAGTGGCTCCGGATCACGCCTGCTACGTCGACCGCACCTCACGCCAGATGCAGCGACTCAACGCCAGCATGACGCGCCCGGTCAATGACCCGCTGCGTCAGCAGGCGATGGAGCAGGCCGACCGCCTCGCCAATCACTCGATGGTTGACCTGTTCGCCGCTGCCGCTCGACTCAATGGCATCGACCTGTCACAGATGGGCCGGCCGTCCAGCGAAGAGTGGCTCCGAGCTGCATTCAGTTCCGCTTCGATCATGGACATGTACACGCAGGCCGTCAACGCTCGCGTGATGGCCAGCTACGTCGAGCAGACATCCCAGCTGATGGAGCTGGTGATGGAGTCCGACGTTCCAAACTTCATGCTCAACGAGCGGAAGCAAATGGAGCTGCAGGGCGGGACGCCGCGACGTCTTCCCAATCAGGGCGTGGCGAAAGATATCACGCTTTCCGCAACCGGCGAAGAGGTCCGCGCCTACATGTACGCCGATCGGTTCCAGTTCTCTGAGCAGGACCTGATCGACGAACGCTTTGACTCGCTCCGCTCAGCTGGTGACGTCATGGGTCAGCGGTCCCGCCGCCTGCTCTATGACTTGATCGCCTACGTGCTCATCGCCAACCCGACGATGAAGAACGGCAGAGCGTTTTTCAACGCCACTGACGGGAACCTGCGGACCACCTCGGCACTCAGCCGAACCAATCTGCTGGCCGCTCTCACCGCCTTCGAGACGCAGGCGGAAAACGGCGTGAATGTGGACGTGCAGCCGACCCGGCTGATCGTCTCTCGCGCCAACCGTTTCACGGCTGCAGAACTGCTCAGCCCAACCGCGCTGATCACCGGCGAGAACGCCACCCGCACCTCGCTCAACGTGCTGGCTGGTCAGATTGGCGGGGTCCTGTCAGATGCTCGCATCGACAACGGATTTCCCGATCCGCTCTCCACTGACGACGTGCCGGCAACTGTTGCTGGCGTGCCAACCTCCTGGTGGATCGCTGACACCCGCCAGCCGTCAATTGAGCTGGTTTACGTCGCTGGCCTCGGACGTGCTCCCCGCATGCGGACGGGCACGCTGGGCAACGGTCAATTCGGATTCTGGTATGACTGCTCAATGGCTGCAGGCATCGCCCCGATCCGTCGCAAGTCCATCCAACGCAACAACGCCTGAGAACCCATTCCATGCCACTCGCACTTGTCACACGGCGATTCATCGACGACGGCCTTCACGAGGCTGGCGACATTGTCGAGCTGACGCCGGATCGGTTCGAGTCTCTTCAACTGCAGGGGCTGGTCACACCGGCCCCGCAGCCTGAGGAAACCGAGACACCTCCTCCCCCTGAATCCAATCGCAAAGGTAAGCGCTGATGCCAGCAGCAACCGTACACGGTGAATATTCGATTGTTGAAAACGTGACCGCCGCACGTGAAGTGCAAAGCGGACACCTGCACCTCTGCCCTGATGGCCGTGTGGGCTATTACGGCGGCACTCAGACGGTCGCATCAGGCGCGGTTATTCCGTCGCTTGAGACTGAGATCGTCCTGAAAATTGAAGCCGGGAACTTCGCGGCAATCGCCGCAGGCCAGCCCGCCAACTTCAATTTCACAACCCAGAAACTTGTCCTCAGCGGCGGGACCAATATTGGCACCTACGTGAAAAACAAG